GAAACAGTCCAGCAAGATACTGGTCAAACTAAACTACAAGAACATCACCTATTTTCTAAAGGTGAGTCTAATGAATTTGTTAGACGTATGGAAGAAGTGGGTGATATGGATGACCTAGTTAATATGTTCCTATTTGCTGAACAGATGGATGCTGTAATGGGTGGTCGTTTTATGAATATGTTTATTACTGATAAAACACCACACCTCAAAGGTCATTCACGACGTATTAAAAGTAAGAAAGGAGCATTAGGTCTACCAAATGAACCAGGGCCACCTGCATTAAGACAAGCCCTACTAACTGCTAATAATGCAGATGATCTAATGGGTTATCTTAGGGAATATATTGAAGATAATGTACAACTATCTAAGAAGGACTTCCAAAAGATGCAAGACATCTGGACAGCTATGTTAAAGGCTAATGATATGGACTATTCAAAGACTAAACCACTGTTTAATGAACTTGTGGATGAAGGTAAATACTTTAATACCTCTCAGTGATGGTTATACGCCTCTCTAGGGCCTTCTTCTATCCACTTGGGCATGAATCCCTTAGTGGACATAAAGAACCCCCTTGCGGGGGCTTGTGTGGTTATTCAGGAAGTTTGTTTTCTTCCTTCATCTTCTCGGTGATCTTGAGGACCTTGGTGGTGTGTTCCTCAAGTGCTCTCATCATCCTTGCGTCTGATTGAGCTAACTCACGAAGAGTGGCTTGGAGCTGGTCAGCAATAACGCCCATAACGGGTGACTGCGTGGAACTCCCGCACCCTATCCATGAGTGGATAGGTACATACACCAACCGCAACAATGCGTAACACTATGAAAATAACAAAAAACATGAAGAGGATTTGGCAGATCCTTACTTCACCAATTATTGAACAAATGTCTGGTGGATTGATTACTCGATTCACTAGAGAACAAGCTGCTGGAATGATGGCTAACTGGATGGCTGAATCTGGTCCTAATTTCTCTAATCTAGATGTTGTAGAAAAAGGTAATAACCAAGCTGGTAGAGGTCTATCTCAATATACAGGAGTTAGACGTACAGCATATGATTCATTTAGAAAACAAGCTTTAGCTGCTGGTAAAAACTTAAATGATGCTACTACACAAATTCAGTACTTTGTCGATGAATATCTTGGTAAATACGACAAACTTGCTGGTGGTTCCTTATCAGGTTGGTCTAAAGCATTTGAAAATAGACCTCAAGATAAGTCTGCTGCTGAATATACAGAGTATTTCATGGATTCTTACTTTAGACCGGGTACTCCTCACTTTGATAAGCGTGTTATGTATTCAGGTGAACTCATGCTCATGGCTAATGAATTAGGTAGTACTGATTCAACTCCTAGTCATTATCCAGGGACTCCTATGAGTCACCCTAATCCTACTGCAGCTCAACGTAAAAGAGCTTCTAAACATAATAATGATCAGATCTCTGATGACAATATTGCTAAGAATAGTGCACGTATTAAAACTAATGGGATGACTATTGCATCTCAATCTAAATTCCCAGGAAACCGGAGAGGAGCCGGAACTCGATAACTATGGCTAAGAAAATCGCAGACAGTAGAAGCGGTTCATACCGTAATCCTTCAAATAAAAAGAACCCCTTTATTCCAGGTAATGTTCCTACTAGACCTGTACCAATCCCTCAGGCATCAACTAAAAAAGTAAAAATAGACAAAAATGGTGAGGTAACAGTTTAGAAGAAATGAATGATGTTATAACCGCCCTGAAGGAGGACTTTAAACTCTTCCTTCAAGCATTATGGGAACAGTTAGAACTTCCTTCCCCTACTCGTGCTCAATACGCTATAGCTGACTATTTACAACATGGTCCTAAGCGTCTACAAATACAAGCGTTCAGAGGCGTTGGTAAATCCTGGATTACAGGTGCTTTCGTCCTTTGGACTCTCTTTAACGATAACAATAAAAAGATCATGATTATCAGTGCCTCTAAAGAGAGGGCTGACAACATGTCGATATTCCTTCAAAAACTAATCATTGAAACTCCTTGGCTAAATCATCTACAACCAGACAAAGACGACTCTCGCTGGAGTCGGATCAGCTTCGACGTAAATTGTGCACCACACCAGGCTCCATCAGTCAAATCAGTTGGTATAACTGGCCAATTAACAGGCAGTCGTGCAGATTTAATGATCCTCGACGATATCGAAGTACCTGGAAACAGTATGACCGAATTAATGAGGGAGAAACTTCTACAACTAGCAACGGAAGCGGAATCGATCCTGACTCCCAAGGAAGACTCTCGGATTATGTACCTGGGGACTCCTCAGACAACATTCACTATCTACAAGAAATTAGCCGAACGAAATTATCGTCCCTTTGTTTGGACTTCTCGTTACCCCCGTAAAAATAAGATCTCCCAATATGAAGGTCTCCTAGCTCCTCAACTTGTCTCTGATATAGACAATGGTGCTACGGAATGGGATGTGACAGATCCTGATCGCTTCGATAATACAGATCTACTCGAACGTGAAGCAGCTATGGGTAGATCTAATTACATGCTGCAATTTCAACTTGATACTTCCCTTAGTGATGCTGAAAAATTCCCTCTCAAATTATCTGATCTGGTTATTACCAGTGTTAACCCTTCAATGGGTCCCGATGCCGTCGTCTGGTGCTCAGACCCTCAAAACCTTATCAAAGATTTACCCTCAGTCGGTCTCCCAGGAGATTATTTTTACTCTCCAATGTGCCTCCAAGGGGAATGGACCCCATACTCCGAAACAATATGCTCAGTTGATCCGTCGGGTCGAGGAACAGACGAAACAGCCGCATGCTACCTATCTCAAAAGAACGGCTACCTTTACTTGCATGAAATGCGTGCATACAGGGAAGGATACGTGGACGCTACTCTGTTAGACATACTGAGAGGATGCAAAAAGTTTGGAGTTACTAAAATTATCATCGAATCAAACTTTGGTGATGGCATAGTTGCTGAATTATTTAAAAAACATCTCATCCAAACTCAACAGGCTATAGATATTGAAGAAACACGTGCTAACGTTCGTAAAGAAGATAGAATCATTGATTCTCTTGAGCCTGTTCTTAATCAACATCGCCTTATTGTTGATCGTAGTGTTATTGAATGGGATTATAACTCCAATAAAGATGCGGCTCCTGAAACAAGACTCCTCTATATGCTCTTCTATCAATGGTCAAGGATGTGTAGAGAAAAAGGTGCAGTCAAACACGACGACAGATTAGACTGCCTAGCACAGGCTGTTCAGTACTACACTGAAGCTCTTTCTATCTCAGCATACGACGCTGTTAAACAACAAAGACAAGAAGATTGGTTAGACTTACAAGAAGCTTTCGTAGATAATCCTCAACAAGCTACTGATCATCTTGCTTTTGGGATGTCTCTAACTCAAAGACAACATGCTAGAGGTATCTCTGGTGGAAAGTCAGCTCCCACCTGGGTGTGACTGGGTTTAGGCAGATCCCTCACTATTACAGCCGGAAGGAAAGGGTGGATCCTTTCGGCGAATATGGGAAGACCGTCTTACGCCTTCGGCGAAGACAATCTTCCCCTTACTTATGTCTCGGTGAGCGAAGCGAACAGACATCTGACAAGTACTGCCAAAAGACAAAAATTAGAAGTAAGAAGGAAACGCAGTAAATCCTTGAATCTGAATGTCCATTGAAGGGACATCTGGATTCTATATTTAGACTGTATGGACTTCTACTAATAACAGTAGAACTACTGCTTTAAAAAATAAAATAAATGTCTGAAGGGACATATACGGTAGAGGCGAGCCCAGATTCCCCCGTAGGGGGTGCCCCAACCGTCAGTTAGATGTTCAATCTAACCGTACTAACTAGGAATTACCTATTAATAGAGTAATAGTGTGACAATAAATAAACTGTCACCCTCCTCAATCTCTCCCAATCTGTGCTTTCTCTAAACATTCTCATCTCAGTCTCATAGTGAGACAGTAACAACTAACAAGTGTAATCACAGCCAACAACTATGACACAACAATCAACACATCATAAGACAAACAACGATAACAAATGGAAGGATAAAGGTAAGAAGAAACCAAGGATGATTGAACAAGCAAGGAGAAGAACAAAGCAACTAATAAAGAAACTAAGTAACACTAACATAGTTTATATCCAATGAACAACAATGAACTTGACGAGAGATACATGATGATAAGGTTTACAATTAAAACATTAATACCAATCATAGAGTTAATGGGAGGGAGAGTAATTCAAACAACAGTGACTAACAATCTAGGAGACAAGAGTGAGAAGATAGTAATCAGTTACCCAACAAGTGAAGATGAATAACTATACAATTTACATCGAAGTATTAGTGATGGTGTTGTCATCTATTTGGTTAGTACTATTAATGGAAGGTAACAACAATGCCTAGCATAATCATACCATTAACATTAGCAGCACTTATACTAATGTACTGGTTAATCTACATTCTACCAGAGTACTTATAATGCTGTCATTTATAACTAAATAACATGAGTAGCACACAACTAATGGGAACAAGTGGTGATGAGTTATATCATACTAAACCATCAAGTAATGTAGAGTTCAAGGCACATAAGTTGAATATATACACTGATGAAGAGTTAAATGAGTTAAGGGAGTTTATCCTTGATGTTCACAGTCAATGCTGTCCCTTCTAAGTGTCATTATTTCAGTTTGTAACGAAACCCACGGAACCCTTGCACTAGGGGAGAGGTTGTGGTATTCTATAAGGGTGAGAGGGAGCGATCCCTTGATCCCTCAGCTAGCTGGATGCGAGAGCTAGCTTGGTTGCTACCACCTCATGAACGTTGCCAATAGCCAACGCGAGAGGTTACCACCCTTCTAGGATTGCTACAGTTTGTAACGATCCTCACCCAACCTCTCCACTACGGGAGGAATGGTGTTATGATTAAAGGGTACAACAGAAGAGCACCGGTAGCGATTGAACCGGCGAGGTAGGTAGAACGGTTCCACGAACCACACCTCGAGAACCAACCAGCGGGAATCCATAGCGTTGGATATGAAGAACACAGATGATTTACCGATTCAATTCGACTTGATGAGTAACTGAAATCAACTAGCATTGCCCTGTTGGCGTTAGACAACACCATTGGAAAGTAATGCGAAACACCTAAGGAAGGGTTGAAACTAGGGTTGCCAGTAAGAGAGGATTGATGGGCGAGGTGAACATCACAAGAGGTGGAATTCAAGTAAACATGTAACACGGATGGATGAGGATTCGAACGCCTCATTCATTCATTACCACTCACTGAGAGTGGTTTTATTATCACACGAACCCAGTATGACAAAAAGAGTTAAACTCAGCAATGTTACCTTTGTTAGAGGTGAGAAACCTACAAAGACAATGACAAAGCAGTTAACTTGGTGCAACACACCTAGAGCAATTCAAAACCCTAAAGGTAAGAAGTGCGGAGGTGTTAAAGGTTTGTGATACTTATCCACTACGGGATCGTCACGGGATCGTCAGATGCCGATCAGATGCCGATTAAAGGATAGTTCACAGTCAAAAGGGTGCTAGGAGTATTAGTAATAGGGTTCGATTCCCTATCCACTCATTACTTCCCACTGAGGGAAGTGTTTAATTACAATGTCAATCATTGAAGACATCTTTACTTACGAAGGTGTTGATTACGTTGATGCCAATCACAGCGGCACGTTATTAGTAACTGAACAAGCAGTTATTGATTACAACCTATCAGAATTCATAGATGAAGAACTTGATTCAATCTATGAAGATCTTCTTGATAATGGTTATAAGCACGTGATTGTCGTCGACAACGTAACAACAAACGATGACAAGTTCTCTGATGAGTTTCACTCTAACGAAGAACTTGAGTTCGAAGTAACCATGTCATACAACGGATTACCAGTAAATCTTCTTACTAAAGAGGGTGTAACTGTTGATTCATGGATGAATGGCTAGGTTACAAAGGGTGAATGGTTCTTGTAAGGTTCGATTCCTTACTCACCCATTAGGTAACAATTCCGTTACCTATTTATTACACTAGTTTATTATGTTTGCTACATCAATCGAATCCAATTGCGTCAACAACATCTTCGTTAATCCTTTGACACGAAGTGCAACTGTTGAATTCAAGAATGGATCAATTTATAACTACGAGGGTATTTCATTCCGTGGTTTAGTTGAGTATTTCTTGATGAGTGATGCAGGTTCATATGGTGAGTGGGTTACTCAATTCCTCACCTACAATGAGAATGTAGGGTGTGAGTTTGTCGGATTTAATGATTACAAACTCAACTGATTTGCAGGATCTATCCACTAAAGGAGAGATTCACAGTCAATTGTCATCACGAACCCAGTTAATTGCTGGGTTCATTTACTGATCACGCTGGTGCTTTAGGCATGACCTACTAATGCTGAGGTTCGATTCCTTAGGTGATCTTAGTGTTTCATCAACACTTTAAACAAGCGATGTGCTTACCACTAAGTACAAAGTGTGGTTGGTTTATGCACTAATCAACTTGAACCATCAATCAAGTAGATGAGATGTACCTCCTCAATACTATCTCTTAAAAGTATAGAGGTTTTGGTTCATTAGTGAAGTGGTTATCACACAAGCTTGTCACGCTTGAAGCATGAGTTCAATTCTCATATGAACCGTTAGTTAACAATCCCGTTAACTATTTGTAGAGGTAACTCAGTGCGTAAGATTGAGTCAGAAATGAATCGCGCCGTTAGATCAAGAACCAAGTGGAGTTCCGGCAACACTGAAGTTTTTATCAACGATAATAACTGCGCGAATGTTTATCTACACGGCAATCTAATTGCCTGGGTAAGTGAGCATGGTGTTCGACTCTTTGATGGTGGTTGGCGTACAACTACCACTAAATCAAGGTTGAATGCTTTACTCGATGAGTTCGCTTATGGAACTCACGTATACCAAAGAGATTTTACTTGGTATATCGAGGATCGTAATTTCAAACGTGAGTTTGAAGGTGGGGAATTAATTTCCCTTGGGTAAATGGTTCTTGAGAGGTTCGATTCCTCTCCTACCTATTGCTACCCAATGAGGGTAGTTTGAGGTTACAATGTCTGACACCAAATACAATGGCTGGGCTAACTACGAAACGTGGTTACTTAACCTTTGGTTCGACAACTTCACTGACATTTTCAAGGAGATGACAGATGAGGGAGACTTTGATGCAATGGATAAGGATGATATCCTCATCTTTATCAGGGATTACATCAAAGAATATGTCTATGAATGCGTCTATGAGACACAATCTCATGGTGGATTTGTAGATGACATGATCAATGCTTCTTTAGGAAGTGTTGACTTCAGAGAGATAGCTGAGCATTACATCGATGACATTCTTGATGATCTTAAGGAGAAACAAGAAGTCAAAGAGTTATCTCTCGTTTGAATGATCTGGTGATTAATGGAAGGTTCGATTCCTTTCCTTTCTTTTGGCACGCACTGAGCGTGTCTTTCACAGTCAAATGACAACCCTTACTCTCAATAAAATGACCAAAGCTCAACTTATTGAAGAACTCAAGGAGTTAAAGGATCAATCAGCATCTGACTTTATTTCGTGGCCAGATCAAGTAGCGAACCTTAAAGCTCGTTGGAATGTGCACACTAAAGAGTGGGCAATCCTAACTCATCAACTCTATGAACTCGGCAAAGAGTTTCGTACACAAGTTGACAAGATTAGGAACATCTGATCTTCTCTCTAAGCGACATGTCCACTAAAGGATGTGTCATTTACTGGGAGGTTCTTCCCTCTCGGTCGATCAAACCGACATGAAACCCTTTGTGTCCTTTATATCACGAACCCAGACAATGATGGATTACATGAAGATGTGGGAATGCAGTGCTCTAAGTGAGCATGGACATGAGCATTTCCATGTTTATGCAGTTGACTCAGATGAAGCAACTGATGAAGCTACAGACTATGCGAATGAACAAGGATTCATCCTTAATGATGTAGTACTTGGAACAACTTATAGGAATGTATATGACAAGTAAGAAGCCGTATTTACCTAACAACTGGAAAGAACTAAAGGAAGCACCATCCGAGTGTTTCCCTACACTTTCATTCCAAGACTTTATGGATTGGAAAATAGGTGGATGGATATTACCATCATCAGTTTATTGTCTTATCAGAGCAACATCTAATTCTGGAAAGGTAAAAGAATATACCTACCAGTCAATGTCTGCTGCTGAGAAGAGAATCGAGCGCCTAATGGAAGGCGAAGACATCAAAGAAATCACTGTATGTGATGAAGAAGGAATCCAATTAATCCGAAAGGAGGAACTACAATGAAA